GAGGGGCTAACAGGATTTCTAGGGTCCGGAAATGTCAAAGTGACGATGGTTATATTGGCTGGGTCAGGCGAGAGTCGCGCTCTCGACCAACGGATTAAAAGAAGTCATGCCTTTTCAAAAGACTAAATAAATCAATGGTCTAAAAGATGACAAATGAGTGTGCGATTTCATATCGGGGTAGAGTTTGAATCCATAGACTGGACATCAAGCCTTTTAAGCATTACTTAAAGTCACGATTGGACTTAACTTATTGGGTATGAGCAGATATAGTGATTACAACAGACAATCAAATAACTAGGCACATATGTTTTCCGTAAAATTCGAAGAAATTTCAGAAGATCATTTACGCGATTTGATTAATAGCAAAATAAGTGAAAATTCAGTTACTGAGTTTAAGCAAACATTGCCAACATGGGATTCTTCGGGGAAGAATGAGTTTCTTGCTGATTTATCGGCAATGGCGAACCATAGCGGGGGGTTCATTTTTTATGGCATAAGTGAGTTAGGCGATGGCTGTGCTGCTGGGATAGTTCCATTGGACATCAACCCCGATCAGGAATGTAGGCGTATCCAAGATTTCATCTTAAATAATCTTGAGCCAAAACTAGGTGGCTATATGATGAGGGCCGTACCAATTAAAACAGGTGGCTATGTCTTGGTTATTAATGTCCTTGAAAGTTGGTCGAAGCCTCATCGAGTAAAAATTAATAACCACTTTTATATCCGTGAAGGCGCTAGAAAGCGTCAACTAGAGATGCCTGAAATTAAGGCCGCTTTTATCAATGGCGATAACCTTAAGAAAAAGATTACAGACTTTAGAGCGGATAGAGTTGGAAAAGTACTTATTGGCGAATCTCCAATAAGGTTGGTTGAGGGGATAGTGCAAGTTCTTCATGTGTTGCCATATTCCTGTCTATATTCAAATGCAAGCGTTGATGTTTTTAGGGCCTTGGATTGGTCTCGAATTCCAGTAATGTCACAAAATCTTGGATTAAGTTCAAAAATCAATATCGATGGTGTTGTAGCACATAGGGTTATCAATCCTCAGGGTAGTGGTGCGTATACGCAATTATTTCGAAATGGAATGATTGAATCGGTTAGAGTATTCCCACCAAGGAGTGATACAGGTGAGCTTGTTTTACCTTCGACGTCTTATGAGCGTGAAATTATCGAATTCCTAAAGGGAATAAAAAAAGTTCTGACAGAGCTGGATATTTCCGGCCCCATGATTATTTTATATTCATTACTTAATGTAAAAAATGTGCAATTAGGAGTTTCAAATAACTACCTTCTGGATGAAGGAACTGGCATATTTGATAGGGATCAAATCCTATTGCCCGATATCGTCATTGAGGATATGGCTATAGATGAAGGGATGGCATTAAGGCCGCTGTTTGACCTTGTTTGGAATGCCGCTGGATTTAGACAGTCTCTAAATTATGATCAGCATTCAGGGGTGTGGGTAAATAGTTAGTTGTATTACACATTTATATAGCAATGAAACCCGGTTACATATCAGGGGAGGCATTTGCTACCAAGATGAATCAATCCAATAAGTAACTAACACTGGAGAAGAATTTATTCAAAAAATATCCTCGAGACGCTTGACTGCATTTTATAAATGAGGAGTGCCCCAAGACCCCAAAGCTCTTCAACAAAAATGGACCGCTCGCATCGCTCATGCGCGCGCTCACTGGTCAGCCTTTCATAAGCGCGTAAGGCATAACCGCAATACAGTAGCAGGATTTAACTGGAATGCAGATCCAACCAGCAAAGACTTCTACAGCCTTAGAGCAAATCTAATACACGGTACTATTTCTGCCGTTCTGCCAAATGTGTACGCAAGAAACCCAGAGATCTCTACAGCACCATTAAATTCGGGTGCTGACCTCAAGCTCTTTTGTAGAACGTTAGAGGCAGTAACGAATAGAGCCTTAGAAAACGCACAACTCAAAAACCGAGCTAAGTCGACAGTAAGAGCAGCATTGACTTGTAGCTACGGAATTCTCAAAGTAATGTATCAAAGAGACCCAAGCAAGGATGCTTACATTAAAGGGCGGATTAATGATGCGCAAGAGAATCTACTGCTTATCAAAGAGCTAGAGCAAGATCTCGATGACGGTAATCAAAGTCATCATCATGATGTCAAGAGGGCAGAGTTAGACCAACTCATCGGATCTTTATATGAGCGCTCAGAGGTTAATACTGCTGAAGGTCTCGTCATTGATAGAGTCCTTACCGAGAATCTGCTCATCGATCCCTCAATCTGTGAATTCTGGGATTACACCGATGCGGACTGGATCTGCCAAGTCATACCGATGAAGCGTTCGCAGGCTGAGGCTATGTACAAGAAGAATCTAGCCAATGCCAAGATCTACCAACCAGGCCAAGGCGAACCCTCACATAAGAAAGCCAGGCGTTTAGCCTCCATGCATATGGATGCAAGCAAAAGTCCGGTAAGTGATGATCAGCAGATCGCAGTCTTGGAAATCTGGGATAGAGCTACCCAGCGTGTATACACAATGGTAGAGGGAGCAACTGAGTGGCTGCGTGAACCTTATTCCCCGCCAAGAGCTGGTGAGCGCTGGTACCCATTCTTCCTATTACCTTATCAGGTAGTTGACGGTCAGTTTGTTGGGCCAAGCCTAGTTGATCTGACTGAACGACTGCAAGATGAGCACAACGAAGCGAGAGATAGATTTAATCAGCATCGAGACCTTTGCATTCCGGGGTGGGTGGCATCAGCTGATATCAACGAGAAAACAATCAAGAAGCATGCTGATTCACGATTTGGTGAGATCACCATTGTTGACACTGAAGGTAAGCCCCTTAACCAAGTGATTATTCCCAGAGGGCACCCCAAAATAGATCCCATCGTATATGACACCAGTGCAGTACGTTATGACTGGGAACAAGTTACTGGGCTGCAAGATGCTGCGCGCTCAACAGTCGTCAGACCTAAGACAGCTACTGAAGCCAATATCTTACAAAGAGCGTTATCGGGACGCGTATTTGAATTCAAAGACCAGATAGAAGATTGGCTACAAGAAATAGCGCAATACAGTGCTCAGGTTTTATTGCAGGAGTTAACTAGCGAACAGGTAGAGCGTTATATGGGCGCGCCAGTTACCAGAACAGCCATGGTCGATGGCAAGCTCACCATCACTAAAGAGAAAACCTATGACTGGCCAACACTTACCAAAGATCGGATCTTCGACATGGTTGATCTCAGAATCAGAGCGGGCACTACTGGCGCACCTGATAGCATAGAAGAAAAAGAAGGATGGTTGAAAGTCCTGCCAATGATTACAAATCTATCAATACAAATTCAAAACCTACAAGCTAGAGGAATGGATTACGAACATATCCGTAATCTCCTACGGGAAACGGTCTTGCGATATGACGATCGTATCGATTCAAATCTATTTATACCGAATGTAGAAAAGCAAGCGGAGGGATATGTCGACCCCAACCTTGGAGTCAATCTATTTTCTGAGAGGCGACAAAGAGTCAATAACGAAATAAGTGGCGAACGTAATTCATTTCAAGAGGAGACTAGTAATGACGCAGGTAGCAAATGAAGTAACGAGTTTTAAATCAGAGGTTCTCAGCAATGGTGGATCCATTCAAAGAGCTCAAAATAGGGAAGAGTTAAAAGAACGCGAGCGCTTGAGAAAAGAGGCTGAAGACAAACATGCGGCTGAAGTACACGCCAGGCGAATAAAGGCAAGAGAAGAGCGTGATCTGAAGTTAGCCGAAAGAGCGGCAGCTCAGAAGGCATCCGATGAAGAAAAGGCAAAAAAAGCTCAAGAGCAAGCAGTTACCAAATTAGCTAAAGAGCAGGAAGCTGAAAAGCAAAAGGCACAAAAGGCAAAGGTACAAAAAGCGGAGCCTAAAAGTCAGGCTACCAGTTTGCTTGATGACCTCAGCAAGGTATCCAAACCTAGCACATCTCTTGCTCAAATATCTGAGGATATTGAAGAGGGAGAAGAGTTAGAGGATTCAGAGATTGAGCCAATCTTTGCTCCAGTCAAGGGTGAGGTACAGGTACCTGCCATGATGACCGCTCCTGAAGACGAACTAGAGCCTCAAGCTTATGACCTGGGAGAGTTATTGCCCGCACCAGCTGCAATCACTGTAGATGTACTCCCACAGCCAGCCATTCAGACTGAAAGCGCAGAAGAATTCATCAATCGGGTATTGAACCCTGGGCCTGCGGATTCGAGCCCCGAGAACAATAACAAGCCTAATGAAGAAGCCTCTGGCGACATCAAGTCAAAGCGTGGGTGTGAACGGATTCAAAAGATCATCAATGAAAAGCGAGATCTAGAAAAGCAGGTTGAGGATTTGCAAGTTACTGTGGTGAGCTTACAAGATGCTCTTCGTAAATATGAAATCGAAAGTCAATTTGTTGATAACGCAATGGCAGCATCTGCCAAGCAGAAGAAACCTACCGAGCTAGTATCAGAGGCCAAGCACCAGATCATCAAATACTTAAACTCTCGCGAAGATGAGGTTGATCATTCGGCTAAGGCTCAATGCTTTTACAAGTATCTGACTGATCCTTTTTATATGCAGGTGTTTGTGCAAACCAATAAACCAGAGCAATGGCAATCTACGATTGAATCCATCTACGACTCAATAGGGATGCCGGAGCCTAGCTTCGCCAATGCAAAGATCACGCCACTGCAGACGCTTCAGCCTATTCGGGCGCGAACATCCACCTTGGGTGCGCCACTGGCTAGCTCCGAAAACCCAATGGATCGAATTGCTCAACATCTAGGCAATATGGGAATATAGATAAGTCTGAATTACATGCCACTCAAAATCAGTGGCATGTAGACAGGAATGTCTTTAGGCATCATAAGCACCTCGTTTTGTCTACAAAACAGCAGATATAGCCCTTTTTCGTCTACAACTTAGCTTATATCGTGAGGATCAAGCAATTGATACTGTGAAGGGTTGTCTGTAAATGCGTTGCAAACCTTCATTT